GTCCCGGCTTGTCAAGGCAAGGTTCAGTTTAACTATATCTACATATTACTGCAAAACCCAACTAATTAAAGTAAGGAGTGAGATATGCAAATACTTAGTAATGACATTAACAATAACTCCGCGCTCTAAGATCTAAGATTAGCGCATTGTGGAAATCCTGCTGTTCTTCTACCAACATACAGCTTATACACGTTTCCCAGACGGTGAAGGGTCTACTCCCGCGTCACCGCCGACACTCCCATCTATCGAATTTATCAAATAAATGGGACGCTCCCGACTACCCAGCGAACCTACGCTTTCAGTCAAATTATGTGCTCCAGACAACCCGCGTCCTTCCTCGCTTTGACACAAATACCTTCTTCCTAATCTATCTACTTCTTCTTTCTCTCTTTCTGATATAATGCGCGACACAAGGTCGGAATTCGCCGTTGAACCCTCGTCACATAAGGTGACTGAGTTTTCAACGCTTTCTCTACTCGTAGAACCTTCGTCGTCCCAGGTATTTGGTGTTAATTTCTCAAAGCTTGGGTTGTCTTTTAGCCTGATCGTTTTGTTAGGCCGGACACCGTCAAAGGAAATGGGTTTAAACTCTCCTTCAACAACAGGAATTCCAAAATTAGACAAATCTATTTCATCCCAACTTAAAGATACAGGTGTTATTTTATTTTTTACTAATGCTTCATTAACTAGTTTCTGCCAATTCTTAAAATACTTTGGGCCATGCCCATATGCATTGCGAATACTAGCTTCGGCATTTACTCTCGTTGCTTCTTTTGCATCATGTGATTGCCAAATCCACTGAGCACTTTCGTGGATGGATGTTTCTTCTAATGGTGCAAGAAATTTTCCAGGCCTCTTTGGATGGTTCAAGAAACCTTGTTTTAGAAAACTTGACTTATGTAGTGATTGATATGGAATTGTTCCAACTTTACTAGCGTCGCTGAGTACAATATCATATCTTCTCAAAACTTTGGCAATAGTCAAGCAATTAAATTCATTTATAAAATTTGGTGATACTGACATGATGAAATCGTCTCCATAAGCAACAAAAGCGACGTTTCTATTAAAACTATCTAAATTACCATGTTGTGTTCCCCAAAATATATCTAACCAAGCATATCGAATATAGCTCTTATTTACTTCTGTATTAATAATTACAGTCAAGGGATGCCCTGAAGGGGACCCACTATATGTCTCATAAAACAAATCGTAACAAAGGTGAACGCTACGTACTGCTTCTTCGATGTGCATGGTTCTTTGTAAATCTAGTTTACTATTATTTATACTACTATGTACCCTATACCATTCATTAATATTACGTCCTACTCCTTCAATTACTTCTGGTTGTAGCGTTGGTCCAAAATCTGAATAATCTCCAGTAACGATTTTTGAGCCTACATTTACTAACTTGCCAACTAACTCGGTCCATTCGTTACTGTCTGCATTAATACCAACTCCACTTTCGACATCTAATCTTGAGCTAGTATATGCTGCGCTAAAGTCCAGAAAGTATTTTCGGGTAGTTATTAAATAATCTATAGGTGATAAACTAAATATTCGAG